TGTTGCAAGAGACTGGCGCAACAGGGGTTGGAACAATTTATCCAGTTGGAATGACACTTAAAGATGCAATGGCGCTTTACTGGAAATCGTCTTCCGCATCGTGGCAACTATATCAAGAAATATCTGGCCCATGCACAAGATTTGATGAAAATGGAAATATAGTTGAAACTGGAAGTTCTTTTGTTTGGAGGGATTCTATTGATGGAACCCTTCCATTAAAAGATGTTAATCAATTGGAAAAGCCACCTTCATTTAAAAGCAGAATATGTCCTGATTTTGACCATAGATTTACTGGATCTATAACAAATTTTAGACAATTCTGTCCTCCAGAAGAACCACCATTTCCACCAAATCCAGTAACAACATCTAGTCCGTTTTATCCAGTAAGTTGTTTTTTTGTTCCTCTGGATTTTGGAGTCCCAAACCCCGATTTAAATGTTCCATATAGGATATTAAAAATGGGAGACCTGTATTACCCATCATTGCTTCTGGCGTTTCATTCCTATTCTCGACTATATGTTACAAAATTTTTCATACCGCCAGACAGTAATTTTGGAGCAGATGTATATAAAACCGTTAATTTGATCATCAACCAAAATTCATATAGCATTTCATTGCTTAGAGTTTTGAACTATACAGCAGATGCCGAATATAACACACAAATTGGCGATGAAATCATTATTGATACATGGACGCCATAATAAAAACAGTATTAGATAACGGGGGATCTATTGCTGGGGGCTTTGTGAGGGAATGGGTGAGATTCGGAGAGCCCCAAAATAAAGGATGGAATGATGTTGATGTCTTTTGCGTTAAAGAAACAAACAAACAAGCTATAGAAGCAAAGTTGCGCGAGCTTGGGGTTGCTGTTGACTTCAGGGCACAACCACCATTTAACGACTATTATTGCAATTGCTGGATGTTTGATGGGGAAATAAAACCAGTAGAAGCAACAAACAAAAAATTTTCCGTGGAAGAAATCAAAGAACAAACAATTAACAGTCAGGCAAAACCCATCGGAGGGGCAGCATTCCGAATAGACAAAATCATCTCATTCTTTAAAAATGGATGGGATGTTTATTTCTTGAATGGGAAATTGGCAACAAAAGAAAAAATAATACAACTTGCCAAAAATCCAATAATTGGAACTACCAACTTAAACAGAGTTGAGATTTAGTTAATCTTCGGCCTGACAAATTTAATATCTCTGGTTTTCCCTCCGTAGAAAACCTTCTTCTTAACAGTTTCAAATTTTCCCTCACGAACCATGTTGTAGATTCGCGGGCTTGATAGACCTGTCTTTTGTGTGACTTGATCGATTGTTCTCCACCCTTCGGCGTTCATTGCCTCGACGGTGGTCTTCTGATTGTGGTTGTCAAACGACTCCCACATGCTATCCCAAGACGGGACTACAATTTTATCATTGGAGCTTTTTGCTCCTCTAGTTTTGCTATAATGGGTTGCCATGTGTATGTTCCTTTGTTGACTGTAAAAATTAAGAATCCGAAGTCCACGATACCAGTGCATCGTCTAGCCCCGAAACGGCTACCAAAACCCTGAAGGGCTGGGGTTGTGATAGCCAGCCAGTCTGGGCCTCCTGCGAAGTTGTGGTAGTGGACATGGGAGCGGATAAAGATGTCCCCCTTGGGCTGTAGTTCTTTTTCAGACCATATGAGGTTCCAGAGGCGATCTCTGGCCACTCCTGAGTGCCGACCATGGGGAATGCCGCTAGAGCCCGCTGGGTGGTGTTTGAGGTCAAACACAACACCTTCTACATCTACCCACTCATGCTCTCCGATAGCGGCGTCTACACGCTCTGCAATGATGTTCTCCCAGTCTTCTGAATCACCAGTGTGGTAGGGGGTTCCTCTAGTGATAACAATTTTGCAGTTTTTGGTTTTCGGGATTTCGCGGATAATCTTAACCGCCATATCACACTGCTCTTCCATGTCGGTAGTAATTTGTTCTGTTCCGCCCGACTTCTTGCCTGTGCCGTCCACAAGATCGCCATTGATAAAGATGATATCGTAGGGGCCGTTTTTGCGGATGTTCTGGCTATACCAGTTGTAGTAGGCTTTGTTGGCGTTTACCCAACGTGACCGCTCTTCGGCTGGTTCTTCTGGGAGGTAGCCTTTCGGGGTTAACCCTACTTTGTGGCCACAGTGGAAGTCCGAGAGGACTGCTATTTTTTTGCTCATAGAGAGGTTGCTTGGTTGCAGAGATCTAAGCACCGCGCATAGCCACAAATATCGGCCACGCTGTCACGATGACGAGGTGAGTTGGTGAGTCTGGAAAGCTTAACCGCAATCATGCACATGGCGATTTGTTGCGGGGTCACATTGACTCCAAGGATGGCTCCCCACATCTTGGCTTGCTTGGTAAAGTCTTCAATCGGGCTTCCGTAGTCGGTTTGGCGATCATAGGAAGTAAGACGTTTGGCAATGTCGCACACATCTTCTTTGTCCAATCTAACCATAGATGGGTAGAGACGCAAGGGTTTTTCTAACCATTGGGCTACGGCGACCTCCGCTCTGGCTCCCTTGGACTTCTCCCACTTTGGAAGGAGAACCAACTCATCGCATTCAAAGACCGCATCAATGTCCCTTCGGGCACAGTCCTCAATGAACTTGCCATCCATTTGAGAGTTGTGAGGGTCTAGCCCTAGCTCTTGATCCATCCTTGCGGGATTAATCACTTCATGCCCCGCTTTTAGTAGGGTCTCTTCGGCCTCAAAGAATGCAGAATGATTAAGGTTGGGATGTGACCTCATTGGGCCACAGATATATACTGTAGTCATGCGTTGTGTTGTGGTTAGTGGATTTGGATGCCGTAGTCGGCAATCAGATCGTAAAGAGTTTTCCTGACTTTTTCAACAGTTGCACTATCCCAATCGGGATGAGAATTATGGCGAAGATGAGAGCGTAACTCATTATCAAAATTGTCAAGAACAGCGCGAAAATCCCCTGCTTTGCAAGCATCTTCAAACTCTTGTCGTTCTTCTGGAAGGGAGAAAGATAGGGTTCCATTGGCCATTGTATTAAGAGTCTTTGATGATCTTCTTCAGATCCCCGTCATCTAAATCGTCATCCCCGTCCTCGTCCTCTTCTTGCCCGTAGAGGATGTCATGGATATTGGATACAATGCCTTCGATGGCGTAATCATTGCCGAATTTAAGGAAGGCGTTTTTGGTTTCGGCCCCGTCCTGAAAAGTGGCAACGACAAAACCCGAATCAAAGTATTCAACCAGATCCCGACATAGTTTGTCCAATACCTTCTGGAGTCTTTCGTCGTGAGAGGCCATAGACTTAGTCTAGCTGTTCTTTGCAATCTTTGCATGTCCGAATAACTCCGACATGCGCCACTCTGATTTGTTCAATATTATTTGACCCGCAATAGTAGCAGGATCTGACTTCGGGCTTTTTCGGGTAGCTTTTCTTCTTGGGCTTCAACGGCTTACTCATTTTACTGCTTTTTTAAGACGGGTGATAAATTTTCGGTATTCTTCGGGATTGAGGTCGTTCTTCCTTGGTGAGGAAATGATACGATGATCCAGCACCATGTCTAGTCCTATTCCCCACTTTTCCATCCTTGGCTTGATGTACTCAATAGCACTCTCAATCATATCGTCACTTAGGGGTTCCTTGTAGCTATCCCCCTCAAAGCTCACCCCAATACTCCAGCTATTGGCGTCCTTCTTCCCCTTGTAGCTACTGACCCCCGCATGCCACATCCTATCTGTATCATTACCAAAGACTGTCCTGCGCCCATCTCGCGCAATTAAACAATGGTAAGAGACCTTACTTGCGGGGTTTTTAATCCAGCTTACTCCCCCTGCGTAAGTTCCCCCGCTGTGGTGGAGAACGATGGCCTGCGGCTTTATGGGCTTTCGGCTTTTGTTCGGGGTTGTGACCCTTGTCTCGCGATAGGTTTTCCTTTCGGGCTTCGGCTCTGTCACGGAGTTCGGCTTGGATACAGATGGCGAATTCGGCAAGGACGGCGCTTGGCCACTTTTTGACTCTAGCCCAAGTAGTTTCAGGATTGATTTCCACATGGGCAGACCCCATCAGGTTACCAGCAACACTTACGCCGACCAATATCCCAATTCCTAGAAATCCGCTCTACCTCCGATTCGGTAGGACTTGGCAACCTTTCCATCATGGCCCCGCTTGATTTGGATACCGACTTTGAGGGAACTGAATAAACGGACAAAGAAATTTCTGCGATCTTCTTTGGGCGGGATTGGGACGAGTATTGCTTTGAGGGTTTCATGGGATAATCTCATTTCTTCTTGCGGCGAACGGGCTTCTTGATGGCGATAGCCCGACGAACTTCGGTATAGGTAATCGGCCCAGCCACCCCATCCTCGTCAGTGTGAACCAAGGCTTGGATCTTTTTGACGCCCCTGACATTCACTTCGTTTGTAACGTAGTTAACGATAGAAATGAGGAGGGCCACAATGAAGCCAGTAAGACTGACCTGATCAACGGACTCCGCCAACTTAGGATCAACCATGGCCAGACGGGAGACAATCGCGGCAACCACCATGGCAATGAGGGGGGTAATGACTCCGCCCAGCCTGCTAACTAGAAATGCGAGGATTTTATCTTTCATTTGGTTATTGCTCCAGCTTGTAGCGTTGAACCGCCGATTCAACAGTAAAACGAATCAGGGACTCAGAGGCGCTGACGCCCTGCTTTTTCGCAGCAGCAGTGAGTTTTTTGACTGCGGCTTCGCGCTTTTCGGCCCCCGTTTTGTCGGTAGAGGCCAACGACTGGACGATCTCCAAGGCAATCGGGAGAAGAACCGCTACCGAAGAGGAAGCGATTTCCCGAAGGACAGGAAGGAAGAAGTTGAAGACGTTTGAGGTAATACCCCAGATTTTGGCAAAGAATGATTTCATAGATTTAAAGCTAGACTAGAATCCCTTGGATTTCAAGTAATCTTCGATTCTTTTTGTGCGCTCGTCAATGCGGGCTAGGGTTTCAGACCTCTCTTGGTTTTCCTTATTGATCATCTCAATCCGCGCATCTTGTTTAGCATCATTGGCTTGGATAGACCGCATTTGTTCTGGGAGGACAACCCATCCATTGAGAGCCGAAAACAAAGTGACCATCAGGGCAATGCCCGCAATCAACTCACTCATCGTGAGTTTTACTCCGCGCTCCATGCCTCTACGTCTTGGAATGTCTTCGATGCTCATAATTCAGGGAGTGGTGTCAATGCTATAAACTGACCGTTAGTAAGTTCTTCGACTCCATTTATTTCGCCATCATCAAATGCCCGTGCCAAGTCAGACTGCCAAAGACAACGAAATGCTATGCGTCCATCAGTAAGTTGATGGCCAGCAATGGTTCCATCGTGCAGACTTGCTGCTCGGATAGTTGTTTGTTCGGGATTATCCCAATGACCGCCAATGGTGCGTATGGTTTTGTCTGCGTCTGGCAAATCTTCTCCATATTGTGAAAGTAATTGCGGAAATAATATTTCCACGCTTTCTGGATTTATGGCAACAATTCTTTCTGTTGTTTCAAAGCTCATAACATTGTTGGCGGCATAAAGTTTGATGTGTATTTTGCGATACCCTTATAAAAGAATGAAGAGCCAATTATTCCATCTGGAGACAATGATGTAGAATCACAAAATGTACCAAAGTTTGATCCTCCAGAAGCGGCGGTAGAATTGTATGTTGTATTTGTGCTACCAACACTTGTTCCATTTTTGTATATTGTTGTTGTTGATCCATTTCTTACAAGAGCAAAATGAAACCATTCATTAAGCGGAAGTGCAAAATTTTCATAAATAATATTTGTCCCATTAAAATAAAAACCAATCTTATCAGAGCTTGTATCGTAATATAAAATCCAACCATTTGCTCTTGTTCCAGATGTTCCTATTGGATTTGTTTCCCAAAAAGCAAATTGTTCATTAGAAGAAACTTTTACCCACTGTTCAAAAGTATAATTTCCAGTTCCTGTTGCCAAATCAGAACTTGCTGGAAGATCAATCCTTTTACCACTACTCGCTCCGAATAATATACCTTCGGTATCCCATGTCGGGCCATTAACAAGGGTTCCATTAAATGTGCCAAGTCCACCCAATGAATATAGTGTAGTTCCAGTTCCAGCGTTTTGTGCTGATTTCATGGGCCAAAAAACCATATCGTCCCAGTATCCCAAATCTTTTGTTTCTTTAACAAAAGTATCTAATGGCCCAATATCCGTTGCCCCGCTAATTGAGGCGAATGCCAAAACATCAGCATCTGTGGTTTCTGCGGTAATGATAGAAGCAACTTGGTATCGCCAAGGCCAGTCAATATAGGTGGCTAGGTTTGCGGGGTTGGCCGTGTCTCCGCGATAGGCGGCGGCAATATGCCCCAAAGCCTGCTTCTCACTCCAGTCAATAGTCCCAAGGCTCGACCCCGAAACCGCATCATAGATAGCCTTCCATACATATTGTTTAGGAAGAGAGATGTAGTCTGCTTCGGTCTTGAGTGCGCCTGCGGCTACGGCAATCTTGGCCCAGAGATAGCGTTCTGGGAGGGTGAGGTAATTGGCTATTGGATTAAGCGCGGGGACTTCTGTGACTGTTGGGACTGGTTCTGCACCTTCTTGAGGTTGCCATTCAGTGGCCTGCCATGGAAATTCTGTATCGCTATTTGATAAATAAATACCATCCTCTATTAAAATGCGCCATTGTTCATTATCAAATCTAATAACAAGAATATCGGTGTCGCTATCTTCGCCTACCAAATTGTAATACGGTTTGCCGAAAAATGTTCCGCGCTCGGTATAAATCCCGTTAACCTCCTCCGACCCTGCCCCCGAAACCAAAACACTAGAAGGAGCCTGAGTTTCTCCTTTTTCTTCAACAAGCCACTTGGCAAGCATCATCCTTCGGGGCTGATCCGCCGCCGAAGCAAACACCGCATCTAAAGTAGGGAGAGCCATAGCCTATGGTCTCCGTCCTTTAAGCCATGCCCATGATACGCTCACCCATGCCAGCCATTGGGGACACGCCTGCTTCCATTTCGTCAGCAGCCTCGTCCTCCATCTCGTCTTCGTCTTCGGCCTCTTCAGCCGCAATCTCGACGCCAGCAATCATGGTCGGGACAAGCGAGTCGCCTTCGACGCGGAAGGTAACCAATTCTTCAAAAGTTTGGCCATCTTCGGTTTCGGCGGGCAAAGTGTAATTTTCTGGGATTGGAATCTTCATAAGAATAATAAATTTATTTAGTTGAGACTAGTTTAGATTGAGCTAATAGTCAAGCCGCATCCTTAAATAATTCTGGAAAATATTCGCGTTCGGCTTTTTCGCGGGCAACTATAGCCAAGTCAAGATCTGCAAATGTTCCAATATGTTTAACCCTTCCATCAACTGTGATGGTTGCTCTCCATTTTCCTTTAAATTTTGTAACTCCAGTCTTCCCAGACGAGTTATTGCCCCCAGTCCTTCTCAACGTCCTTGGAAGGCTTCTATAAGGCTGTATTTTTGCTTCTTCTGGCAAGGATGTGTTCTCGCGGGCAAACTCGCCATAATGCTCTTTTACGGCCCGATCCCGCACATAAATGGCCTCCTCAAGCGTCCGATACCGACCTAGTGATTTGCGCTTCCTGTCAATATTGACGTATACCTGATACTTTTCTCTATCTGGACA